TTATTGTGTTTGTATTGCATTTTCAAAAACGTCAACCGCCGTCTGCTGCATGGCATCGGTATTGAATGTATAAGTTTGTAATGTTGTTGTGATATCTTTATGCCCCAGACGCTCCATGACCGTTTTCGGGTTTACGCCATTCTCTGCCAGGATCGTGCCGTGTGTATGTCGCAGGCAGTGTGCATGAAACAGCGGATTATTCAATTCATAGTGGATAATTCTTGCACAGTACTTGAAAGAATCCGGAGTCAGCAGGGCACCGTTTTCCTTGACACACAGGAGCAGTATTTCTTTATAAGGCACATCTATGTCGGCACGGATCTGAGTAATTGAGTGATCCGGCAGCAGGTATGTTTTTAAGTAAGCTCCTCCGTATTTCAGTTTGTTTATCCGTCTTTGCTGAATGGCGAATTTTAATTCTTTTTCCAAAGTTTCACCCATTTTTATAGTACGGTAAGAGTCGTACTTTGGCGGCTTTATATACCAGGTCTTTTCAACCTTCTGCATCTGTCCATGTATTCTCAATTCGTGCTTTTCAAAATCTACATCCTGGCTTAAATCAATAGCAAATGTTTCCCCGATCCTGGTTCCGGTATTATATGGAACAACCAGCGACAGATGAAAACAGTTATCTGCCGGGAAGCGTTTCAGGATCTGGTTAAATTCTTCGGCAGAACAGATATATTCCGTATGTGCTTTTGCGGTCATATCCATAGGCATCTTACCGATTTTTACAGCAACACAGGGATTTGCCTGGATGTATTTCAATGGCAATATTGCATAGTTCATAGCACCTTGAAGGCAGGTCAGTGTGTTCTGGATCATGCTCTTTGAAAATCCTTTTACTTTCATACTGTCAGCCCATTCTTGCACTTTGTCCGGAGCATATTGAAATCTGTTTAAACGGTAGATACCAAAAGCAGGTTTCAGATGCAGCCGTATTTTTGATTCGTAATCGCGGTAAGTGTTATAGCTATAGCCATGATCTACGTTTTTATGTATGACAGTTTCTAGCCAGTAGTCGAGATAATCAGAAACACTGATTTCTTTTGGAGAAAAAGTTCTGCCTGAATTATTATACTCAGCTATGGCAGCAGCTCTTGCATCTAATGCTTCTTTTTGCGTCCGGAAGCCGCCCTTTTCGATTTTGTTTCGTTCTCCATTGATCTTTGCTGTATCAAAATAGTAAGACCAAGTTGAGCCTCTTTTTCTGACACCAGTTGCCATAATATCATCCTCCTGTTCGTAAAATGGGTATAAAAAATACACCTGTACAGGTGCTGGAGGATTGTGGTATAATCAGCTTGCTTAGAGATGATCATACCGGTCTCCAGACCTGTATAGATTCACTGATCCGCTTCGGTGCTGGTAACACTGGGGCGGATTTTTTGTTTATTTCAGCATTTTTTTAAAATGCATACTTGTAACCTGATTCGTATCCGCAGTTGATAGAATCCGTCATTTTAAAATTAGGTTTTTCAATTTTCCAGGAAGATCCCTTTTTGACTAATTTAAACGTAATAGTTTCTCCCCATAAAGAAAAATCATCATCATAGTCTATATTAAACAGAATGTCTTTATACACAGCGTTTCGAAAATCAGCAGCGGAGTCGTCTGGATAATCAAGAAAGTAATATTTATTTTCTATCAACGCCTTTTCTACAGCAAAGCTGGCATCCGGATAACGACAATATACTTTTACTGTTGCTCTGTTCCTTTTAACAGATAATGATCTAAACTCGTATCGCATTCGTTTATTGTATTTTTTGCAGAAAGAAGCCATTTGTTTGTATTCAACAAAGACTTTTAAATCAGAGCCGTGAACAAAACATTTTCTCATTTTTTTAACATCATATTTTTTTGCAGCTGAGTAGAAGCTGTCAACAACTTTTTTAACCTTCTTTTCTGCCTTGGTCATCTTCTTTTTAGGAATTGTTTTGTATTCCTCTTCATCACAGTAAATACAATAACGAGACAGTGTTCCTTCAGAAAATTTTGTGGCTTTTTCAGATACTTTCCAGTTACTAAAAACATGAGCTGTTTTAGGGATTGATCGACGCTGATATTCATGGCATACAGAACAATAGCGAGTTTCTACACCTTCATCCTCACAATCGGCTTTATACAACACTTCCCACTGATCGTTGTTGTGCTGACATTCAGCAAGAACAGACAATGGGGACGAAAGAGCTAAAGTAGTGGCTACCAGTACAAAAATTTTCTTTTTCATAACTCATCCTCCTTTATCTTTTTTAAGTCGTAACGTGGACCTTTGCGGATATCCAAAATGTAAGGGTCAGGCATTTCATAGTCACCCCAGCATGTACGAAGGATTTCTTTTTTAGAAATATTTTCCTTTGAAGTGTCTGCAAATTCAAGTCCTTTTTCCATCGCCATCTTTCGAATCTTTTGAAAATTTTTTGAGTTTGAGTTCTTCATTCGAGAATAGCCGTTTAAGGATTTCGGGGCAATTCTTGGCAGATGTTTCAAAATCCAAAAATATTCTTTTTCTGTTTCTTTCTTTAATCGCATTTCAGATGCATATTTTTCATAGGCAGCCTTTTCGATATTTCCCCTATTATCAATAAAAGGGCGGTTACTAAAAGCAATAATTCGATCAGGGTCACAATATAATGGCTCGCTAATTCCCCAGATAAAAGAGCAGGCAGACAGACGAGTTTCCCAAAAATCTTCAGGTAGAACAGGAAAACGGGTGTCAGAACCGGAAATACTGAAAACCCTGCCGCGATACATTGCCTCTTTAGCACTTGCAGGTTCGTGGTAAGAAGCTTCTAGTAAATCAGTGCCTAATTTTGCGGCATCTGAGAGAACTTTATTTTTAAATTCATTTTGAAAGTTCTTTTCTTGTTTGGCACCTTCAAGAGATACTTCCTCAGCTTCGTCCCATTGATTATTTAACTTTAAATATTTTTCTAAACGTTCAAAGCAATCCGGATATGGCATAGGAGAGAATGGGATGATTTCAACAGCTTTTTCTAAGCAAGCTATAGCACATTCCATATCTCCCTCTTTTTTAAATTCTGTGGCTTTGCGTTGCAAAACATATTCAATGCTATCCATAAAATCATCGGGAAGTTCAAATTTTTCTGTAGGAACAGGAATAGATAAAATGTCCTCTAATGTATCCATCTTGTAATTGATTGCAAGAGGATCGTATTTTTCCATAACTCATTTTCTCCTTTATGTGTTTTATATTTCAAAGGCTCGCACCTATGATTTCACTTTTTTCATCACCGCCAGTGACGGCTCAAAGAATACAACATAATTATCTACTTCGGCACACACGCCATACTTGGAGCGATAGCGATCAATCGCATCCTGAAAAAATTCTTCTGTAACCCCAAGATATTCAGCAGCTTCGTGCCTTGAATGACAGCCTTGCTTATATGCATTTACTAGTCCGATCAGACCGATCTGCTGGTTATATGCCCAGAGCCTGCCTTTTAGTTCTTGTTTGCGGTTCTCTACATCGCTCTGATCGGTGATATCTCCAACAGCGGTGTGATAGTGTCCGATTTCTTCGGCAAGAACACAGGCTTTTTCAATGGATGTGTCTATTCCCTGATGGATTGCAATACGGTTTTTGTATATTCGCCCGCCGTATCCTGGAATGTTCTTTTCTTTTACTATCAGATTTTCAGCATCTGAGAGTTTCAACAGTTCTTCATATGTCACTTAAATCACTCCCATTCGCTATCATCATACATAATATCATCTGCATTTTTCTTTTGCTCTGCCGTAGCCCCTCTGTCATTGGCGGCATCCAGTGCAAGAGAATCGTCCATTTGCTGAATGTCATAAAGCTTTTTTGCATAAGAGTTGACTCTTACCTGATTGTCTGATGATAACTGAACGTATACATCTTCTAGTTCTTTTAACTTCCCATGATGTTTTTCTATGTTGGTAATGAATTTCGAATAAACCTCTTTCGGTGCTTCTTTACCGGAGAAATGGGAATCATATTCTGTCCATCCCATAAGATATGCTGGCGTGGTGTCGAGTGCCTTTGCAAAAGCTACAATTTTTTTCTGTGGTAGCCCTCGACCATCTTGTTCTATTTTATTTATAGAAGATCGTGATTTGTATCCTACTTTTTTTGCAAGTTCATCTTGAGATAAATTCAATTCTTCACGGCGGAGTTTTATTCGTTCACCTATATCCATATTGTTCACCTCCATGTTTGTATAATAGCATGATGTAGAAAAAAGTTCAACATTTATTTAATAAAAATGTTGACAAAAATTGAACAATGAGTTATTATAACGATGTAGACAAAATGCCAACAAAGAAAGGAGGAAAAAAGGTGACAGACACAAAAAGACTTCTGGAAATAATAGAAGCATCTGGTTTAAAAAAGAAGTACATTGCACACGAACTTGGACTTACGCCATATGGATTGCAGAAAAAGATCGAAAATAAAAATCAGTTCAAAGCAATCGAAATAAAAATGCTTTGTGATCTTTTAAAAATAACTTCTTTAAAAACTAAGGACGAAATTTTTTTTGCTTCAGATGTAGACAAAACGCCAACAAAGGAGACGGAATGAACGAAATTGTGTATATGAAGAATGATGAAGCGGTCTGCGATAGCTTACAGGTGGCCGAGAAGTTCGAGAAGAGACACGACCGAGTTTTAAGGGCAATAGATAACCTGCTGGGAACGCTCCCCAAAAATGGGGAGACCTCAAAAATGTTTATTCTTAGCAAGCGAAAAGCTGATGATGGACAATTTCATAGAATGTATCTAATGAATAGAGATGGCTTCTCATTGTTAGTTATGGGATTTACTGGGAAGAAAGCCCTTGAATGGAAATTGCAGTACATAAAGGCTTTTAACCAGATGGAGAACTTCATCAAAGAAAAATCCACACAGGTCTGGATTGAAACAAGAAGAAGTGGAAAACTCACAAGAAAAGATGAAACAGATACTATCCAGAAACTGGTGGAATATGCCAAGGAACAAGGCAGTCAGCATGCAGATAAGCTTTATATGACCTATTCAAAACTTGCAAATAAGATGGCGGGAATTTCAAAAAGAGATGAAGCTTCGGTGATGCAGCTTAATAATCTCTCAATGATGGAGCACATCATTTTGTGCGTTATCGATTCTGGAATTATATCTGAAAAACATTATAAAGAGATTTACCAAGACTGCAAGAAACGACTGGAACTGGTGAAAAATCTGGCGTATTTGGAACAGAAAGCGGGGTAGAGATGAAATCTATTGTAGCAGACAATCTTTCAAATATAATCAAAGAAAAATGTCTTAAGCAGTGCACAGTAGCCCAAAAAGCAGGGTATTCAAAGCAACAGCTTACAGACATGTTGAAAGGAAGAAAAAGGATAAAAGAAACAGACATTCTCAGACTTGCATCCGCACTTGATGTAGATGTAAGTGTGTTGCTTAAAACTGAGGCAGATTCGAAACAGTCAGATGAAGCAAGCGATAAGCAGCGAGAAAAAGAACGCCCGGATGTGCGAGCGTTCGTAAAATTATTAAAAATTGAAGATGGCTATGCAGTATGTGATGTGAGGTTCAAGGTAGTAAAGCCAGATGAAGAACAGGAGGTAACAGACCATTGATGAAACATTATATTTCAGACATCAAAAAGCAAGCCGAGAAAGTCACAACAGCAATTACAGGAGCAGAGATGCGAGAAGCAGTCTCGAGTGCGTTCAGTGATACCGCAACAGCATTAGAGACAATGGAAGAATCCTATAGAAAGCGAGGTGAGGAAATGCGGAAAGCATTAGCAATTCTGTTGCTGTTCTGGATTGTGATTCTGACGATGAATGAATAGGAAAGTGAGGTGAGCAACATGAAAACATTCGGTGAAAAGCTGAAACAAGCCATGCAGAAATTGCATTTAAACCAAATCCAAGTTTCCGGTCTGACAGGAAAGAGCAAAGGTTCAATTAGCCAGTATCTTTCTGATAAACAGGTACCACCAGAAGAAACGCAGGTGGATATAGCATTGGCACTTGGACTGGCTGAGGATTATTTCTCGGATAAAAACGATAAATTTTCTGTACTTCCGACTAAGGAAATAAGAAACAAAATCATTCCGAGGTTAGATATTAACGAAGCAGCAAAAATGCTCGGAATGAACCATAATACAGTTCGAAAAGGACTGCAACAGGGAGTTTTCCCGTGGGGGTATGGTATCCGGACGTCGGAAAACCGATGGGTGTACTTTATCAATGCAAAGAGATTTGCGGAGATTGAAGGAATTGCATTTTAAGAAAGGACAAGCAATGAAAAGAAGAGAAACAGAAGTAACAGAAGAAGTGGAAGAAACAACCGGAGCGGCTGTACTCGCTCCGATCGTAGCCACAGCCGTCGCGGCGTTCACGTTCTGGTGGCTGGGAAAGTACAGCACGATTTGTGAACGCGATATCGTTGGAACTGCCATTACCGTATGGTGTGCGGTACTGATCCGTGTGCTGATGTTGGTGAGCAAGGAGGAAGCAGAATGAGCAAGATTATTAAGGTTAGTACGGATCTGGAAGTGACCGTGCATGATTTCCCACAGGGAACGATAAGAGAGCAGAATAGACAGCTCTGTGAGCTGATCGGGAACGGATGCGAGATGATTGAGCACGTCATGCCAAGACGACTGTATAACGAATTAGGGCATACGACAGAAGTTAAACGTGAAAACAGCAAGTGTGTGGCTATGCTGGTTGACGAAGAGTTTCTGCTCAAGAATAAACTTCAGCTTAACCCGATTGGCTGCTATCTGTACGAAACCGACAAACACGGCTCCCCAATCATGGGAAACATTTTGTTTGTAGGTGATACATATACAGGCGATGGTATTACGTTTTCAGGGATTGAAGAAGAGACATTCAACAAATTGTATGAGCAGTTGAAACAGCTGGCATGGAAAGCGGGGACAAAATGACAGCAGAAGAGAGAAGAAAATGGATTGGTGTATTACTGGATAAGGTACTGACAATTCATGAACAGGGAAAACATTATGTCAGTCTGGATATTAACAATCTTGATTATTCAATAATGGTCACCGTAACTGCAATAAAACATGGATGGGGTGCAAATAGAGGGTATGATTTCTATAAATACTGTATTATGGATCTTGGTACAAAAGAACTTCCAGTAATGGTCGAGTATCTGGACAGCCTGATCGAGGGCGAGGAGGAAAGCAAATGATCGGAGTAAGCGAAGAACGCGACCCGGCGGGCATTAAGCTGATGAGCCGAGCAGGACTGGATTCAAAACAATATATTTCAGTTTCGAACAAAAGTACATACCTGCATGCAATGAATATCGAGACAGGCGAGTTTGTGATCATCGAAAAGAAAACGGCTGAAATAGTAAAAAGTCCCGGTGCTTTGGCGGGCGATCCAGGACTTGAAAAATAATAACACAGCTCAATTATAGGGCAAAAGTAGGAGGTAAATCAAGTGAAATATAAACAGGTCGACATCAAGGAAGCTGCAGACCGTTTCAGGAATGGCGAAGCGGTATATGCTGCCAGATGCATTGACGGCATGAGTTTCCGAGAGGTAACAGCAGCAACGATGCTGCTGGTGTTGGAAATCCCGGTTCCAGAAACAGAGACGAAGCCGGAAAAAGGTGGAAAAACAGCCCCCCCAACAAAGAAGACCATAGACCGGGGGAAGGTAAAAGCACTGCACGAGGCAGGATGGAGCAATACGAAGATTGCAGATGAAATGAAGTGCTCCACATGGAGTGTGAGCATGATCCTGAAAGAAATCAGGGAGCAGGAAGAAAAACAAAACGAGGTAAATACAGATGAATGAATTACAGGTGGTTGTTGACCAGAAGCCGGGTGTGATCGGTTTCAACTTTGAAGAGATCCGTGACGAACTCCAGGCAAGAATGGATCTCTATAAAAATGCAACATTTACAGATGAATACAGAGTTTATGCAAAGAACGAAGTGGCGGCACTTCGAAAGATGAAAAAGGCAATCGATGACAAACGCAAGGAAGTAAAGAACCAGTATATGATCCCTTACAATGATTTTGAGGGGAAAGCAAAAGAACTGATGCAGATCATTGACCAGCCGATCGGCCTGATCAGCCAGCAGATCACGGAGATGGAAGAAAGAAGAAAAGCGGAAAAGAAAGCGAAGATTGGAGCACTGTATGATTCCCTGGTCGGGGATCTGGGAGATCATCTGATGCTTAAGAAGATCTATAACGCCAAATGGGAAAACGCTTCTACGAGTATGGCAGCAGTCAGAAAAGAAATGGAAGAGGTGTTTTCTTCCGTCAGAAAAGAAGTTGCCATGCTGGAAGCCATGACATCCGATGCGGTTCCAGAAGCACTCAGACGGTACAAGGAAGACCTGGACCTTGCTGGGGCGATCAATTACGTAAATCAGTATGAAGCACAGAAGGCAGAGATCATGAAACGGAAAGCCGAAAAGAAGCGTCTGGAAGAGGAGCAGAAACGCAGAGCAGAGGAAGAACGGATCCGCAAAGAAGAAAGAGAACGGATCAAAGAAGAAGAGCGTATCCGAAAAGAGGAACGCGAGAAAGCAGAACAGGCTGCGGTAAATGAAGCAGCACAGGGATTTTTTGCTGAGGAAGCAGACGATGAGCTTCCATTTGAACAGCCGACAACGATCACCGCATTTTACAAAGTCGTAGCCACGCCGGAAGAACTGGAAGAAGTTGAGATGGCGTTCAACAGCATTGGAATCTATTATACAAGGAGGGATGCATGATGCAGGACGAAAAAGGCAGAACAGCAGGAAACAACGTGCCAATGATCTATAAGGCACTGGCCGGCGTAATCGCAGATGTTGGGAGCGTTGCAAAAGATAAGGTTAACCGGCAGCAGGGATTTAAATTCCGCAGTATCGATGATGTATATAACGCCCTGCATCCGGCACTTGCCAAGAATAAGGTCGTGATCATCCCACGTGTACTGGAACGAAAGTGCGAAGTAGTGGGAAAAACGAAGAATGGCACCGATATGATCAAGGTCATCTGTAAGGTAAAGTTTGGGTTTTATGCGGAAGACGGGTCAAACGAAGAAGCGATTATCTACGGAGAAGGTATCGATACAGGTGATAAGGCAACTAACAAGGCCATGGCGATTGCGTATAAATATGCATGCTTTCAGGTATTCTGCATTCCGACAGAAGACATGGTGGATCCGGATGCGGAGTCACTGGAACTCCAGGAAGAGGGGACGAAAGGGCAAAAAGCGAAGAAGGCGGCAGCACCTAAGGCAGCGGCACAGCCGAAGAAGCAGGAAGCAAAAGAGAAGCCGGTTTCTGAAAAAAAAGCAGAGCCTGAGAAGAAGGCGGAAAAACCGGAAGGCAGCGAAACGGAAGTGAACGTGGGCAGTCCTGCAACAAAGGAGATGATTGCCACAGTCCGTGCAGAACAGAAACGTACCGGGGTTCCGGACAAGATCATCCTGGGACGCAAGCAGGTAAATGCAAAGACGATCGAAGAGCTTACAATCGGGGAATTTAAATATATCATGAGTATCTTTGAAAAAACACCAGACCGAAAGGGAGAAACAGAATGAACAGTGTACAGTTGACCGGACGCTTTACGCGTGACCCGGAGATCAGATATACAGACGGTGGCCTGTCAATTGCCAGATTTACCCTGGCAGTAGACAGACGGTTCCGTCAGGAAGGCGGACCGAGTGCAGACTTTATCGGCTGCATTGCATTCGGAAAAACAGCCGAATTTATCGAAAAGTATTTTTCGAAAGGAAAAAAAATGGAGGTGAACGGCCGGATTCAGACAGGTTCCTATACGAACCAGGACGGACAGAAGGTCTATACAACGGATGTGGTAGTGGAAGCGGCAGGTTTTGCGGAAAGTAAAGCAGCACAGCAGGACAACGGCATACCAGCACCACAGGAAACGGATGATGGCTTCATGCGTATCCCGGATGACATAGATGATGAAGAGCTGCCGTTTAATTGATTATGATCATACAGATTGATTCAAGGGAAAAACCGAAAGCGATCGGGAAAATCCTGGAGGAATTTGACGCCCAGGGCATCCGGCACCCAGTCTCAAAATTAATGGTCGGGGATTACATGAACTACGATAATCCCCGGCTGATCATCGACCGGAAACAGAACCTGAGTGAGCTGTGCTGCAATGCATGCCAGGATCACGAACGTTTCCGGAAGGAGTTGAAACTGGCACAGGATAACGACATCCAGCTTGTATTCCTGTGCGAACATGGAAAAGGGTTCCGGCAGCTGTCAGATGTGATCTGGTGGGAGAACCCGCGGCGGTGGAAAAGGCAAAGAAACCCGGAAACAGGAAAGTGGGAAGAAACCGAGACAAAAGCCACGACCGGGGAAACCCTGTACCGGATCCTGCACACGTTAGAGAGGAAATACGGATGCAGGTTCCTGTTCTGTGAAAAAGAAGAGACTGGGGCAGAGATCATCCGGATCCTGAAGGAGGGGCTATGACAAAAGAGGAGCTGAAACAGCGGTACAGCATGAAGGAGATTGTTGAACAGTATGGATTCCGGCCAAACAGGGCTGGTTTTATCCGCTGCCCATTCCATACAGGTGACAGGGATGCGTCCCTGAAGATCTATGAAAAGGATTTCCACTGCTTCGGGTGCGGGGCGAATGGAGACATCTTCGACTTTGTACAGAGGATGGATGGTGTCAGCTTCCGTGAAGCGTTCCTGAGTCTTGGTGGGACATACAGGCAGGAAAAGCCGGGGAGCTTTTCACAGCGTATGGCACGATACCGCAGGGAAAAAGCAAAAGAACAAAGAAAAAAAGAACAACACCGTGAAGAGGAGAAAAAACGGTTTAATCTGCTGTTGATCGGAATATACAGAAAGAATTTTCAGACAGCAGAACCGTTCTCGGACGCATGGTGTGACAGCTATAACGCCATGCAGTACCAGCTGTATGTGCATGGTGCATTGAATGGAATCAGTTACTGATGGGGCAGGAAGAAGGTGAGGGAATGGTCCCACTTAATCAATTAACAAAAGAGACAATCTTATCCAGCAAGGTACTTGCCGAGGTGTTTGACCAGGAGGATGAACTGTGCCGTGCAGAGCTTCTGGCATCATTGAGCATGAGAGCAACCGAACTGAAAGTAAAGACGGAATTCCGTGAGATGGTAAGAGTCTACAAGAAAGTTGACAGCGAAACAAAAAAGAAGAAGCAGAAGACAGCCATGGCAGAAAACTGGACACACTTCTCTGACCATAAATACGAACCGATGAAATGCGGGCAGTGGATCGTGACGGACGAAGGCGTGAGGCTGTATGACCCTCAGAGCGGACGGCAGGACGTCATTGCGTGCCGGCATCCGATCATACCGGTCAGACGCATGCAGAACCTGCAGACGGAAGAAGAACAGGTTACGCTTGCGTTTAAGCGAAACGGGAGATGGAGGGAACTGACGATCCCGAAGACAACGGTCACGAAAGCCAGCAAGATATGTGACCTGTCTGCAAGGTCCATACTGGTGACGAGTGAGAGTGCGAAGCTGCTGGTACGTTACCTGGCGGATGTGGAAGCGGATAATGAGGAAAATATCCCAGTCATCCTTTCAAGCTCAAAAATGGGATGGATCCGGGGAAAATTCCTGCCGTATGATACCGGGATCGAATTTGACGGTGCGGCCAGGTTCCGCCAGATCTATGAGAGCATACAGAGCCATGGAAGCCGGGAGAAGTGGTACCAGCGTGTCCTGGACCTGAGAAAGAAGCGGTGTTTTGAGATCCAGTTTATGATGGCAGCATCGTTTGCAAGTGTGCTGATCAGCATCATCGGAGGCCTGCCGTTCATGGTAGACCTCTGGGGACAGACGGAAGGCGGAAAGTCCGTTACGCTGCTGCTGGCAACGTCTATCTGGGCAAACCCGAACAAGGGGATGTACTACCGTGATTATGCCAGCACAGACGTTGGTTTTGAGGCACTGGCAGATTTTCTGAACCATCTGCCGGTTGTATTGGACGACACCAGCAAACGCTGCCAGTCCGTAGAAAAACGCTTTGAGGAGATCATATACAACCTGTGTTCCGGAAAAGGCAAGACCAGATCCAACAAGGAGCTTGGGATAAACCGGGAGAATGTATGGGAGTGTATCACCCTGACGAACGGAGAGAAGCCGATCACCAGCTATGTCAGTCAGGGCGGGGCTATCAACCGTGTACTGGAAGTGGAAGCGGGCGAGCACTTCTTCCCGGACCCGCAGGGCACCATGGACACTATCAAACATAATTACGGCTTTGCCGGGATGGATTTCATCGATGTCCTCAAGGATATGGGAAAGGAAGAGATCTGCCGGATCCAGAAAGAGCTCCAGGCAGAGCTGATGAATGACGACAAGATGCAGAAGCAGGCGATCTCACTTTCAATTGTCCTGACAGCCGATAAAATCGCCACAGAGCGGATTTTTAAGGACGGAGAGTATATTTCTATAGACGAAGCGAAAGAAGTGCTTGTGGACCGAAATGAGCTTTCTGACAACGAACGCTGCTATCGGTTCATACTGGACAAAGTAAACATGAATGAGCACCGCTTTGACGCGACTACAAAGTGCGAGAAGTGGGGGATGATCCAGAAAGGATACGCCCTGATTTTTAACGCAGCGTTTGATGAATTGTGCAGAGAGGGTGAATTTTCAAAGAAATCGTTCCTGTCCTGGGCAAACCGGAAAGGTCTGTTACAGACGCAGGGCGGCCAGATGACCAAAAACAAGAAGGTCGGCGGAAGCACTGTCCGGTGTGTATGGCTGCGAATTGAGGAAGAACCGGAGTTTGTGCCGGTAGAAAGCGAGCAGATGGAGATACCATTTGACTAAAAGGTTACAAGTTACAGGGGATACACGGAAAAATTGAACTATATACAGAGAGAAAAAATAAATTTTTAAAATATTTCGCCTCTCACGTATAGGGACAAAAATTCTTGTAATTTTGTAACTTAACAATGAAAATGCTTAAAAACGCAGTATTTAAGCCACTTTTCAGGATACATGGAAAACGTAACCGACAACCTGTTTTTGTATTTTTGGTAACTGGAGGACGGCATGGCAGGAGTAAAGAAGAAAGATATACCGGATATAGCGGCATTTATGCCGGAGTTCTGGGAATTTGTGAAAAGCGTATGGATCCCGGAAGACTCGGATCAGTACTGGAAAGAAGTATATGATAAAGCACAGGAGCTCTACCAGAAGTATCCGGTGGATTTTGTGAAACGGCAGATATTAGGATTCTGCGAATATCTTGACCAGAAATGGCAGGATGAAAGAGATAAGGCAGGGACGGAGGAAGAACAGTGGAGAGATTAACAACCGCATATGAGCGGATTTGGGCAGATGGAAGTGCAGAAATGCAATACGTGGCAAACGCATCAGATCTGGAGGTAGTAAACAGATTAGGTACATACGAAGACGCAGAGGAAGAGGGCAGGATGTTTGTTGTGCCGTGCAAACCAGGTGATAAGATCTATGAAGTTGTTGTGGATGAAATACCTGTATGGAATTGTTACGTCAACAGATTTATCGTCCAGGATGTCTCAGCAAAACAAGTCAAGTATGCAGATGATTGGGCTGACTGGGATGCCCCTTATCTGTACACGGACGAAAAAGAAGCGGAAGCGAAAGCAAGACAGTTAAGAAATCAAAGAAAACGCCTGAAATCCGGATGGATTCCGGTGACGGAGAGATTGCCGGAAAATAGTGATTATGTGCTGATGTCGTTTGAAAATTTTTCTCTTCCATTGGTTGGAAGATACATGGACGATGAAAAATTAGGTGGTGCATGGTATCTGGGGGATTGCTTCGACGAAGATACCTGTCTGGCAAATGACCTGTTCGTCAATGCCTGGATGCCGCTGCCGAAACCATACAGGGAGGATGGGGAAAATGAAGAATAACAAGAACTGCAACACATGCAGATACCACGATGATGGAATGTGTTATTGCCCGAAGAGCAACGAGTTTCGAGACGTTACAGCAGACACGCATCACTGTAGACGATACAGACGAGACTGGGAACAGGCCATGACTGATGCATTTATGAAAGGGGCACGAAGATGAGATATGTGAGATTTATGAGTATCGAAGAGCTAAACAAATACCTGAGCGGAGAGAAGTTGAAAAACAATACCGTGTGGAGAGATAGAGGAGATAAGACGGACTCTGTGGGATTCTGCTTCTTTGACGATTCCGAATCCCCAGAGGAACGTTTGGAATATTATTCAAGAGGAATAACTTGCACTACAGATGTATGGGCGGTATTTGAGCAGATCGGCGGGGAGCCGCTGAAAAAGTGTACAGGAATATACAGAGATCCTGAAAAGGACAATGCAAGTATTGAACAGAAGATGTTGGAAGCACTTACAGCTGCTTTGTGCGGAAAATTCCCGGATATCCCAACAATGGAGGTAACTGAGTACAGTACAACGGAATACAGCCAGGAGACGCTGAAACTGGTGGAGGTTGGTCGAGAGGGACGCTATGGTATCTACTGGCTGTCACAGGCGGAAATGGAAGAATTATTGCCTAAGAAACCGCAGGCTGTACTGAGCGTGTTTGGTGGAACAGCCTATGAGTGCCGAAACTGCGGTGATGAGGTGCGAAAGTATCTGCCGTATTGCCCATGGTGCGGGCAAATGCAAGATTGGAGTGATGTGGATGAACCATGAAGGATACCGTGATCCGACAGCAGACAGAGCCGTTCGGAAAGCGGATAAGATGCCGAAACATATCAGAAAGATATTTGATGCGTTGAATACGGTTGTGAGTGTGTAGGGGATCAAAGTGACGGAAATCACTGACAAGCACACCGGAAGAAAGTGGAAACTGTGATACATACGAGGGGAGGCGATGCCGGTGGAGATTAGAAAGCGAGATATGAAACTGAGTGATCATAATATCTCAAGGGATAAGTACAATGAGCTGAAATACTTCTGTTTGCAATACTGGCAGAAAAAGCAGGAGATCGGCAGGAATTACGGCATAGATGGATTCAGTCAGGACGGGATGCCAAGAGGAACGTCGAGCAGCAACCCAACGGAGAAAAAGGCGTTGCGGATCGCACAGCTGAAACACGACACGGACTTGATCGAGCAGACGGCGATGGAGGCAGATACAGAAATATATCCGTGGATCCTGAAGAATGTGACGTCTGGTGTGCCGTATGAATACATGGATGTGCCTATGGGGAGAAAGAAATTTTATGAGGCAAGAAGGTACTTTTTTTTCCTTCTGGCACAAAAAAGATAAAATTTTTAAAAAGTGGATAACTAAGAGGGGGTACTTTCGTGATTTAATGGTATCATCGGTTGGTTGAAAAACTGATGCTGACATGGTTGTTACATTTACCTCTGTATTGTATATTTTAACAGCTGCCGGGTCTCAACAGCCTGGCAGCATCGGAACATAGCTCAGCGGCGAGAGCAGTCTCATGAGTAGACAAGGGCGAAGGTTCGAGTCCTTCTGTTCCGATTTCCCTGATGGGGACATATAAGAATCCTTTCTCAAAAAGAATACTACATTTTCCGCAAGAAGACATCTGGCAATGCTGGGTGTCTTTTTGTGTACTTACAAAACGACGAATAAGAGGTGGTGAGGCTTGGCAAGAGCACCGGATAAACGAATAGAACAAGCAAAACAGATGTATTTGCAGGGACAGAAATTAGTTGAGATTGCAAGTCAACTAAATATCCCGGAAGGGACAGTCCGAAGATGGAAATGCACGCACAAATGGGAAAACGAGCGTTCGGATATAAAAAGCGAACGTTCGAAAAAGAGAAAAAAAGGCGGTCAGCCGGGGAACAGAAATGCGACGGGCCCGCCTGGGAATAAGAATGCTGAGAAGTATGGATTCTTCCGGAAATACCTGCCGGAGGAAACACAGGAAATCTTCTCGGCGATTGAACAGGCTGACCCGCTGGATCTTCTATGGCATCAGATTCAGATCGCATACGCTGCCATTATACGTGCACAGCGTATTGCCTACGTGAAGGATCAGCAGGACAAGACGATCGAAAAAATAGAAAACAAAGAAGGAAACGTTTTCGGAGAGAAATGGGAAGTACAACAGGCATGGGACAAGCAGAATGAGTTCCTGAAAGCCCAGGCGAGGGCACAGGGCGAGCTGAGGAACATGATCAAGCAGTATGATGAGATGCTGCATAAAAACTGGGAGGCAGCCAGTGAGGAACAAAAGGCACGCATCCAGCAGTTAAAGGCACAGGCAGACAAGATCAGCAGGGAAAACGGAAACGAAGATCAGGAAGATGGGGTGGAGATTATCAATGATGCACCAAAAGAAACAGGTACGGATATCTGATATTGTGATCCCGAAGTATCTGCCGGTGTTCAATAACAGGAAGTACAGGCACATTATCCTGACATCGGGGCGGGCCGGCACAAAGTCCAGTTTTGTGGCAATCCGTGCCAACTATCAGATCATAGCGGACAGCCACGGATCTGTGGTGGTGCTGCGTAAGCATCACAATAAGCTGAGAAAAACAGTGTATAAAGAGATGCTCCGTGGAATTGGCAGGCTGCAGATACCAAAGAACCGCTTCCGGATCACAAAGTCACCGATGGAGATTAGCTACCGGAAGAACGGTTCGAGCATATACTTTTCCGGATCAGATGGCATTGACGATACCAAAGGTATCATTGATGAGGACAAGCCGATCAAACTGGTCATCCTGGACGAGCTGACAGAGTTTTTTGAGGACGGTGAAGGAGAAGATGAACTGCAGAACATTGAAGCAACGTTCATCCGCGGCAACAGTTCCGGGTTTCAGATGATCTACCTGTTCAATCCACCCAAGAACCCGAATGCCCCGATTATGGAATGGCTGAAGAAGATGGAAGAACGCCCGGACTGCATCCACATCCACACAGATTACAGGGATGTACCGGAAGAATGGCTGGGGCGTGACCTGATCGAGACTGCCGAGACCATGATGCGTCTGGATGAAAAACAATACAGCTGGGTATGGCTGGGAGAGTGTATCGGCGTTGATGAACTGATTTATTATATGTTTTCCGGACGGCACAAAGGCAGGCCGGAAGAAGGACAGAAATATAACCTGATCGGCATCGGGGCAGACTACGGACAGCAGAACGCAACGACCTATCAGGCCTGCGGTATCAACGAATATCAGTGCCGTCTGGATGGCTTACAGGAGTATTACCATTCGGGCAGGGAAACCGGAAAGCAGAAATCACCATCAAAGTATGCGGCTGATTTTGTAGACTTCGTGGAATCCCTGCAAGAGGCATATGGTTGCAACATCTTCTACCTGTACTTAGACCCATCGGCACGGGGACTGCAGGAAGAAATCAAGAGAACCTGCCGACAGAGAGGCCTGGCCATACATTTCAAGGATGCACAGAATGAGGTCGCACTTGGGATTGCCAGGGTTCAGAAACTGCTGACTTATGGGATTTTGCGGATATCGCCGGAGCAGAAGCACTTGATCGAAGAATTTGGCTTATATGAATACGACAGGAAACTATTAGATAAGGGCAGAGAAGTACCGGTAAAAGAGCACGACCATTGCCTCGATGCCCTGAGGTATCTGGTCATGGGGCTCTGGAACAGGGTGAAGCGGTTCCTGCCAAAGGAAGAAAGGGAGGACAGAAATTGAATATTTTTCAATATTTTCGAAAGAAGGGAATCAATACGCTCCCTTCTTCTTTTTACGGAAAAATAGCGGAGTGGGAGAGCTGGTACAACGGAAATGTGAAACGGTTCACTTTCTACCGTGTGTATACCGGCAGGGGATGCTATAGCAGATGCAAGCGTCACAGCCTCGGCATGGCGAAGAAAGTCTGTGAGGATATGGCAGATCTGCTGCTGAACGAACGTGTGACGATCGTACTGGATGACCAGAGAACGGATGCGTTTGTTCGTCAGATCTTGCAGGACAACCATTTTGACACACTTGGAAATGAATACCAGGAACGAAAGGCGTGCTCTGGAACCGTTGCCTATGTTCCGTGTATCGAGGACTTGCAGAGCGGTCTGCTGGGCGAAGTGACCGGCGGAAGAATCAAGATCAATTATGTGACTGCAAAAAATATCTTCCCGGTCAGTTGGGAAAACGGAAAGATTCAGGAAGTAATATTTGCATTTCCGAAAACCTATTGCACAAAGAGATATCTGCACTTGCAGCATCACAAGGTCGGAGGGGATGGAAATTACCGCATTGAAAATACCGTACTGCTGGTGACGGCAGGTTCGACCTGCGGGCAGGAGCTTACCGAAGAAGAGTGGCAGGAGGTTCCAATCTTTGCCGGGCTTCCGGAAGAGATCGAGACCGGATCGGCAGAACCACAATTTGTGATCGACAGGCTGAACATGGTCAATAATGCCGATATGGAAGACGAGGAGAACCCGATGGGTATAAGCCTTTTTGCGAACAGCATCGACATACTGCGGAAGATCGACACAGAATATGATTCTTACGCCAACGAGTTCGGACTTGGACGCAAGCGGATTTTTGTGGCTCCGGAGATGCTGACGGATGAGAACGGCAATAAGGTCTTTGACGAGAATGACACGGTATTCTACAGTCTGCCGGAAGAAACCTTGAAAGACACAAATCCAATCTATGAAGTCAACATGGAGCTGCGTACAGAGCAGCACAGCAAGGCTTTAAACGATGACCTGAATTACCTGTCCATGAAATGCGGATTCGGGACAGAACGCTATAAGTTCGAAAAGGGGACGGTTGCAACGGCAACGCAGGTGATCTCGGAAAACAGCGATATGTACCGGAGCTTGTGCAAGCATGAAATCGTGCTTCAGAGTGCCCTGGAAGAACTGATTCGCATCATCATCCGTCTTGGCATTGCCCTCGGTGAACCACTGAGAGAAGACGTAGAAGTCACAATCAACTTCGATGATTCCATCATCGAGGATAAGGAGGCAGAACGCCAGAGAGACCGGCAGGATGTCTCCATGGGAGCCATGGGGGTAGATGAGTACCGGGCAAAATGGTTCGGCGAAACACTGGAACAGGCCAGAAAGAACCTGCCAGTGCAGAACAACGTGATGGAGTGATGTCATGGCAGAGGAGAGAACCGCACCGGATGTGCAGCGGATGGGGCTGCAGGCTGAGAAGATCTGGAGGGAAGCCGAGAGGCGTATCATGGAAGATGTTATCCGCCGGATTAGAAAGACCGGAGAGATCACATCAACGGCAGATTACCAGATTAACCGTCTGATCGAGATGGGCAAGTCCCGCGAAGAGGTGGAGCGGATCATCAAGGAAGCACTGGGGGCAACCTGGGCAGAAATGTTTGAGATGTATGACAAGGTAGCGGAATGGGAATACGTCCGCAACCGGGAGATCTATGAACAGGTCAATGATGATTTCCTGACGCCGGAGGATAACAAATGGCTGCAACAGCTCACAGAGGCGACCAAGAAGCAGACGAAAGACACGCTCGTTAATATGGCACAGAGCTACGGATTTTCAGTCCTGATGGCAGGGAAGCGGGTATTCACACCATTTGCCGAGTACTACCAGAAATACGTGGACACGGCCATCCAGGACGTTGTGACGGGCGGCACAGACTACAACTCGGCGATCCGGAAAGTCGTCACCCAGATGACGAACAGCGGGCTGAGGTTTGTGGATTACGCTTCCGGGCATACGAACCGGGCAGACGTGGCAGCACGCAGAGCCGTCCTTACGGGCGTGAACCAGATCACGGCACAGGTCAGTGAGCACAACGCAGAAAAACTCGATACAGAGTATTTTGAAGTGTCCTGGCACCCATGTGCGAGACCAGATCACCAGACATGGCAGGGCAGGGTGTTCAGCAGGAAGGAATTAGGGACGGTCTGCGGATACGGAACCGTCACAGGATTGTGTGGGGCGAACTGCCGGCACACGTTCCACCCGTTCATTCCTGGCGTTTCTGAAAGACTCTATCCGGATGACTGGCTGGAAGAGCAGAACAAAAGGGAAGCCCAGACAAAAGAATGGAACGGCAGGCAGCTCAATGCCTACGAACAGACCCAGCAGCAGAGGAAGATGGAGACCGCCATGCGTGCCCAGCGTCAGAAGATACGGCTGTTGCAGGAAGCAGGAGCCGACAAGGACGACATCATGCTGGAAAAAGCAAAGTACCAGGGACAGCTGAACGAGTATAAGCAGTTCAGCAAGAAGATGGGACTTCCGGAACAGCGTGAGAGAATCTATCAGGATGGACTGGGCAAGGTAGCGACCAACACGAAACAGCAGAACGCACGCTATACACCGGAGATGATGCGGAATGCTAAGATTGATTCGAACCAGTACGAACGGTACAAGGAAGTGCTGAAAGAAGATGCTGGAAGTCTTGCGGATTTCAGGCAGATGAAGTATAATGACCCTGAAAAATGGAAGTTCGTCGAAATGGATTATCAAAGACAAAAGGAGCTTCTGGAACATCCAGAGCTTAAACTACCGAATGCAGAAACGGCTATTTTACCAGAGCCTAAGTTTACGAAATATCTTTTTGATGAAAACAGTCAAAAAGGGTATCCAAAGGGAAGAGCCTTTACAGATCGCTTGGGCTATGAAATGGGAAATTGGCAGGAACTTCAAAAAGCGTTAAAACAGGGAGCTGTGAAATATCCGGCTCAGTATGTTGATAATAATGGATACGGCGACAGATATGTCCAGAAGATGATTCTTTATGGTAAAAAAGAAACACCAGCAAATGTAGTTGTAGCATGGCTCAGGACGGAAGATGGCACAACAAAGTTGACTAGTGCGTACATTAAGGAGGCGAAGTAAATGCTCATAAAGGAATATGACACAATTCTTCTAAAAGATGGACGAAAAGCAGCAGTTGTGGAGATATTAGACGATACGCATTTTCTGGTAGATGTGGGTGATTCGCCTACAGATTGGGATACTATTGATGCAACTATTGATGATATAGTGAAAGTTATTGACAACTAAGAAAAATAAGTATTTACCACTGGTCTTTCGACTGGTGGTATTTTTGTACCCATTTTTAAGGAGGTGAGAAACATAAAAAGCAAAACTTACGAAGAATTTGTCGAAAAATTCAAACCGAAGAAAACGACAGACGACTGCTATACGCCATCGGAGATATACGAAGTCATAAAGGACTGGGTGTGCAAACGTTACAATATTGATCCTGAGAACGTGATTCGCCCATTCTGGCCGGGCGGCGATTACGAAAAAGACGAATATCCGCCGGGATGTGTGGTGGTGGACAACCCGCCTTTTTCCATCCTGAAAAACATATGTGAATTTTATCTGGAACGGGGCATCCCGTTCTTTTTGTTTGCCCCGTCACTCACGGAATTATCCGGCAAGACTACCTGGGACAGAATGAACCACATTGTGTGTGACTGTTCGATCGTATACGAAAACGGTGCAACTGTGAAGACATCGTTTATTACCAGTTTCGAACCGGAAACGGTAGCAGAGACATCACCGGAGCTGACAAAGCTGGTGAATGATACAACAGAAAAGCTGAGGCAGGAAAAGACACGGAAATTGTCAAAGTATGATTATCCGGATCATATCGTTACCGCTGCCATGATGCAGAAAATGGCACGCTACGGCGTGCATTTCAGGGTAAGGCGTGAAGAATGCCAGCATGTGCGAAGCCTGGACGCCCAAAGGGCCATGAAAAAAACGATTTACGGGGCAGGGCTTCTGCTGTCAGACCAGGCGGCAGCCAGGAAGCAGAACGCAGAAAAGCAGGCAGCAGAAAAAGCAGCAGAGGATACCATCTGTTATGAACTTTCAGAACGCGAGAGGGAACTGGTGGAAGAATTAAATAAATCAACACTGTATTAAGAAAGCGAGGATAAAAAGATGATTATCACAGGAATGGCACATTTTGAAAGCGTTTGTAAAAAGAAACTGGTTAATTGGTACAACAAG